GGCTTCTAGTTTGAGGTTCATTGCTCCAACTGGTTCACACGCGTAGCATGACCCTTGGCATCCTCGTTTAAGGCGATCAAGTTCCTCACGAAGCCTTGCGACCTCGTTGGATTTCTCGGCGAGTTCCATCTCAAGCTGACGAGCAAACCCTTTAATCAACCACATCTCATAACTCTCCGTTCGTGGAGTGTCCGTATTCATAATTCACAGACCTCCTCGCCCTCTTCGTTTTCGTTCACAATTCGTGCGTCGATTCCAAAGTGCTCCAATAGTTGTTGAAGCCTGTTGTCGTCACACGGCTCAGAGCAGATTTGTTCGCCATTCACGAACCATGTTTCTCCCCATTCTTGGCAGCACCCATCCCCGCATTCGTAGTAATACGGGCGTTTGGATAGCGTAAATGGTTTTAGCCGAGGTGTATCGAAAACGGTTGCTCCAGCGGCTTTTGCCACATTCGGATCAAGCTCTTCGTATTTTTCTGGATTGCAGATAGGGCAATCAAATCCTGCGTAACAATGGCATTTTGTGTTGCTCATTTTTTCAAAGACTCGGTTAGTATCTCCTGACGGATTTCTTTCCATAGCCCTTTAAGGGCCGTGTACATTTTAAATGTCAGCACGACTGTTAGCATTATGAGACACAACGTAATTGCCCATAAAAGTACCGCCCCCGCCCACTCAATGAGTAGAAGAGGCGTCATGGCTCAAACCCCTCGATTTGGGACAAGCACCTGGCATAACCCGCAATGTCGGTATAGTTATCCCGTTTAGGAGAGTGGGCATGACGAGCCAACTTGAGTTGGATCATCAGCACTGCTACATCAGCAGGTGACAGGGGCGCCGAAGGGTCTTTCCGAATTGCCAAGTACGCATTCCACAGCGCCGCAATCCGTTCGTGGTTGGGTGTTGCGTGGTCGTAATCTCGGCGTCGATCCCCGGAAGTACACTCCAGAGCCTCTTCCAGAATCCCTTTACCTGTAGTTGGTAACGAGTTAAACGCTGTGGGCAGTACAGCTTCAGTTAATGGCTCCATGACGAATGTCCTCAATTAAATTTTTGTACCGCAGGTGTTCGTCACTATTTTTTCCATGAAAAGTCTTTGCGACTTCCATGTGGTGCGCGACGAGCGCGATAATGCGCTCTTGCATTTCTAGTTGGCCGTTTTTATAGGCGTTTTCCAGTTCTGGTGTTTCGGGGTTCATTGGGTTTTTTGGGTTTGGGTTTTCTGAATATGGAGTCGTAATTGCTACGGTATGCGTTGGAGGATGGTGCTGTTCGATTTGGTGAAGCGGCGTTAGCCATCTTCCAGTTGCGTTCTAATCGTCTACTCATGGTGATCGTCGGGTTGTCCTAATAGGGTTTGGAATTCGGAGCAACAGCCATCGCAGCCATGGATACCTGAATGGCCATCCTTACCGAGTCCAGGGTCACGTGGGTCTGGGTGACCTACCCCATGGGGGCAGTTCAATTCCCAGTATCCGTGAAAACTTCTATAGGTAGCCGTCCATCCTTTGGGGATAGTTGGCGGACGCCACCTTTGTTCTTTTTCAGTGCTCATATCCCACCTCCAATTCGTGCAGAGGCTTGGTATTCGGTGTACCCGACAAGCATCAACCCTTTCCTAAGATCTTTGTCGGAGTGATCCGCTGCGGAAAACTTTAGGTAGCTATCCCAGACGGGGTTCCTAGACGTTGCATCGGCTCCAGATACCCAGTCCCACCAGACAAGTTTTGCAATAGCATCACGAATGGATGCTGGAACCTTGAGGAGATCTGCAATCCATTCCTCATGAGACTTGTTTCTCAACCGAGAGTTAGCCTCAGTAATTTCTTTTGGGGCGTTGCTACTCATTTGGTGTTTTTCTTTTTGCGAAAGATCGCAGTGTAGTTTTTTTGGTAGACCGACAATTTTGTCGGACGGGGGGCATCGCCTTTACCAGCGGCGTGCGAGGTGTCTTGTTTTTTCATGGTGTTTGGGTGTTGGGGTGTGTCAGGGTATATTCAACCCTTTAGGAAAATATGGAGGAGGTGGAGTGCGTCAGCTTCGTTATCGTCCGCAGGCGAGTATCCCATGGCTCTGGCGGCTTGAATCATTTGTTCTTTAGTGGCCGATCCGTTCTTTGTGGCGGCTTTTTTGATTGTTCCAACGTGCACCCCTTCGTAGTTGATGGATTTTGATTCACACTCGGTCTGCATGATCGCCAGCAACCCACAATAGCACTTGGCAGCTGCCCCGGAAGACCAGCGCATGACCTCTTCGTAAACGATTAACTCGGGTTTAATCAGTTCGATTTGATCTCGCAACCAACTCCGAAATTTTAAAAAGCGGATGCCTGGTCCATCTTTCTTTTTAAGCTGAAACCCTTCGCTACCTGACGACACAAGCCCGTTGGCTGAGTAAGCCCAACCAGTTTGGGTCGCCAGATCTAGTGCGAGGGTTGCTTTTTTCATCCCAGTCGTGCTTTGACTCGTTTTGCCGCAGTGGATTGACCTGCTTTGATCCACTCAATGACATCGCTCTCCAAGAACCGAGCTCGTCCCATGGAGATTGAATATGGCAAGGGGTTACGGGGTTGGCGGATGTAGTTATCGATACTCCGTTTCCCTACCCCAAGCCTACGCGCTACTCCAGCCTTGTCGTAACAAGTGCTGGGCTCAGTGGGTTCCAGATCTTTCGTCTCGACATCTTCCAGTTCGATTTTAACCCGGCCGTTGGGCAGTGATGTAACTCTGAAGCTGTGAGCCGCTTCTAGGATAATGGAAGATGTTCTTTTCATGTGTGGTTGATTCAACCTTTTAGCAGTGTTCTCAATGAAGAGAACACCAAGGTTACTGGAAGATTGGTACGATGAATCGGGTATTGGGGTTGGCTTTGAGTTTCTCAACCAACTGGGCAGTGGCAATGCGGACTAGAGTGCTTGGGCTTACGCCTTCACGTTTGGCTACTTTTTTCATCATTTCCCAGTTCTCTTTTTCTTCAAGGTAGACCACACGTCGGCGGTCATCAGATATTTTGTTTGGCATGGTATTGTTTTGTTTAAGGACGGTATTACCCGTTGCGTGAGAAGGTATGCAAATGCATGGGTTGATGCAACCATTATTTTAAAGTTTCTTTTGGGGCAATCGATAGCAACGCTTCTGCATCAACCGGGTCGATTAGTTCTTTGTATTCAGATTCCAATATCTGGGGAGAGTTTCCGCAGTATTTGGATACCGAGAAGCTATTAGCATCGGCGTTAGCCATCCGCGCTGAAATGTATCCCTTGCGTAGCCCATTGCGTTTCCATTTCTCAATACCAGCTTTTTCCAAAGCATCCGCTCGACGTTTGAAGATCCAGTTCTTCCCAATGCCCACAATCCTTCCTTCACGTTTTCCTTTGAAGGTGTCTATCCACTTGACCAGATTGTCGCTGATCGTAAGCAATCGACGGCTCTTTGTTTTGGAAGCGGATTTCTTCACTTGAATCGTTTTGCGTTCCAAATTGATGTCCTCCCATGTCAATCGGCAGACCTCCGCCGTTCTTATTCCCGCAAACGCACCAATGGCTACGGCTGGCACGGCGTCGTTCTGCGTGTGGTTTAAAATTTTTTCCAGCTCTTCGGCAGTGAAGATGATCTCGAAGGTAGGCTTTTCTTGCTCCTCCTCGGGCGTAGGTTTGAATGTCTTTACCAGATCGGTGACAAGTTTCCCCTTGGGGACAAAATTTTCTTCCTGAGCCCAACGGAAAAATGTCCGCAGTTTGTTCAAGTGGTTGTTGCGAGTCTTGGTAGCTTTGTACATTTCGCAGTAAGTCTGGATCTCGTTTTTGGTAATCTTGTCCATCCGCTTCCCAAACGCCCTGGCAAAAGCATTCATAATGTGTTTGGAGTTGATGTAGTGAAGCTTTTCTTTCTGCTGAAAAGTATCGAGGTACTTCTGCACTGCATCGGCAGCCATGATCGGGATAACGGATTCCTTGGAACTCCATTCCAAGTATACTCGAACGGCATCCCCGAGCGTGGCACCCTTTTCCGCAAGGACTCGTTTCCACTCTTCAAGCTGAACAGCCTCCATCGTTGTGATGGAGTTCCGTGCCAGGACGCCTTTCTTTCGATCCTCCACGATCTCCTCGAACCGGGCATGGGCATCGGCCTCGTTGGCAAAAGTTTTTTCTTGGCGACCCTCGGCGGTCTTGTAAACGACCCGGTAAAAAGCACTCCCCTTCAAAGTGGTGCGGTAGATCTTTACCTTTCCTAGGGATGTCTCTTCGGAGTATGGATAGCTGATGACTGGCTTCTTTTTTAAGGATTTCATGGGAAAAGTTCTACACACTTCTACACAAATTTCAACAAAAAAGGTAGTGAACTACCATGCAACTTTGTGCGTATGGTGTATGAACTTTCTTGACCATTTACTCTGTAGAGTGCATTTTTACTGGTGTGAACAACTTTAATATGGTATGGTAACGATCAATTTTCAAATCCTACCCCCGCCACCATTTTTACTCTGTAGAAAGGTAAGACAGAAAAAGTTCTACACAGATCCTACACGGGAGGGCAAAAAATAATGAGTGCTCCGAGTAGAGGGACGCTTAAAACGCCCGATGGTCGTTTGGTAGAAATCACCGACCAAGAGTTTCAATATGGTCGTTGGTGGAATAAAAAAATCGACCAGTTCAACCGAGAGATTTACTCGTTCAAAAACCCAATGCCGCTGGAGAAAGGCGGTGAGACAAAAGCGTTTCACTTCAAACGGATCGTCTCAGCGTTGTGGCCAGCGGATGGACCGAAGCCTTTTATTTGGCACCCGTGGGCAGAACGAATGTTGGATGCGTCTTGCGAAAACAAATACCTTGCCGTTGCTGGGTGTGCGTCTAGCGGCAAAACGGATTTCTACGCTGTCTGGGCGATTATCAATTTTATCGTTGCTCCGTACACCACCATGGTGCTGGTCACCTCCACCACGCTCAAAGATTCTCGCAAACGTATTTGGGGAAGCATTCGAGACTACTGGCAATCCGCCCCTCCCCTTCCCGGCAAACTAGTGGACAGCATGGGAC